GGTGAATTACAAAACAATCCAGGCAATCTGCAATATAGCACAAGTGATAAATTCAGTATTGGATTTTCTAATAATCTTGCTGTTTATGCAAAACCAGAAGATGGTATTGCGGCACTTATGACACTATTTGATTCTTATAGCAGCAATACCTATTTGACAAGTGCTCAATATTGCCAAAAATATTTACAAGCAGATAATATTACAAGCAATGCAGTGGTAAGCATGGCAAGATTTATTCAAAATCTTATTGGTATAAGCAGTAATGCTTTTGTACCACTAAAAGACCCTACGACTAGAATAAGTTGGGCAAGTGCTGTTATAAGTTTTGTTCAGGGTCATATCATTTATACCTATAATCAAGTATTGGCTGGTTGTGCAGAAAGTGTTGGCGAATCACCGATCACATATGCAACTAAAACACAAACTACTATTCAACCATGGCAAAATGCAGGCGGAAATAATCCAAACAGTGGATTTGTTAATCCTGCTAAAAATAAATCAATTGCCAACAATGGCAGCAGTCCACTTACACAAATTGCAACTAAAGTTATAAGCAATGTAATAGGCAATGCAATTGGTGACGCGCTGCGTGGTTCTAAAACTCAAACATCTACTCAGCCAAGTCAACACGAAACAATCAATGCGTTTTCTGGTTCAGCGGCTGATGTTAAAACCGTTGAAACTAACAATGACGGCGCTCGTAACATGTCAACTACAACCTCAACAACGTATGGTGGATATAGTGGCATACCTAGTACAACGGGTCAAGTTAATAATAGTGGAACTCCTGCAACAAACACAACTGCAACAAATACACCTAGCGGTGAATCATATTATGATCCAAGAACAGGACAAGTAGTAACTGTTACACAATCTCCAGCAGGTGATGGGTCAGCACCAACGGTAGCTGCATCACAAACAACACCAAGTGAACTACAGCAAATACAAACTGGTTATGTACCACCAACATATACAAGTCAAACAATAACTTCGGCATCACAAAATAATACAAATATAAATGGTAATTATGTTCCGTTGCCACCAGTTAATCCTGCGACAATAAGTGCTAATTCACCTACTGCTTCATTAAATGCTGGCAATGCTACATATAACACTGCATATACTAGTCAAACACTTAATGCAACAGGACAAGAAAACATTTATTATAATAGTCAAACACTTAATGCCGCAGAAGGCAATAATCTTGCTGTAAACGGACCTAATAGCACGGCAGCTACTATAAGTGCTAACTCGCCAACAAGTGCAGACAACTCTTATAATTATACTGAAACACATTATAATAGTCAAACACTTAACGCAGTTGAAGATAGAGGAAGTGTAGATTATACTACTCAACAACCACTTACGCCTGGACCAGGCACGACAGGATATAATGCTAGTAATTCGCAAAATACTGATATGCCAGCATTTGGAAGTGCGCAGCCAACTAGTGGATTAAATTCATATAATTATGATGGAAGCGGTTATGTTACGCCAGCAACGACTGACAATTCATATTTGTATAATACATCAAGTGGTAGTTCTACTGCACCTACTGGCAATCCAGGTGATCTTGCAACTGGAGGTTTTGGAAGCGGAAGCAGTGGCGGAACAGCTACTCCTGTAACTGGAACTACACAACCACCAGGTGCAGGTTCGGCAACACCTAATGGTGGACAAAACACACCACAGGGTTCAGCGGCAACTGGTCAAGCAGCAGCAAGTTGTTAAGGAGTAAATAGGTTATGGCACTTTACAAAGGATATAGCACTGTAAATCGTGATTTTGGTCCGTATGCACTTACTGACAACGATCTTATTGTGCAAGATTTATTAAATCTTTTACAAATTCGCAAAGGCGAAAAACTTATGAATCCAAGTATTGGAACAATTATTTGGAATCGGTTGTTTGATCCACTTACTCCTGCGTTAAAAACAGAAATTGCCCAAGATATTAATCGTGTTATTGCATATGATCCACGGTTTAATGTTGTTAATCAGGTTTTAGTGCAAGAATCACCTGATGGTAAGGGATTATTACTAAATTTTCAACTTCAATTTAGCGGAACAAATCAGCTTGCAGCCTTAAATGTGCTGTTTGATCGCAGTTCAAACAATCTATATGTTGTTTAATATCCGCATATTATTTCTAAAATAAATAATACAAGGGTAAAACATAATGAGTGCTGTAACACGCCAAACTAATATATTTGCTGCAGAAGATTGGAAAACAATCTATACAACTTTTTCTAATGCTGATTTTCAAAGCTATGACTTTGAAACTCTTCGCAAAGTCATGGTTGATTATATCAAGACTTATTATGCGGAAGATTTCAATGATTTTATTGAAAGCAGTGAATACGTAGCACTTCTAGACCTTATTGCGTTTACTGCACAAAGTGTGGCATTTCGCACAGACCTTAACGCACGTGAAAATTTTCTTGAAACAGCAGAACGCCGTGATAGCGTCCTGAAACTAGTAAAACAATTAAATTATAATCCAAATCGCAATCGTGCTGCAAGCGGTTTTCTTAAAATAAACAGTGTAAGCACAACAGAAAATATTCAGGATATTAATGGTAATAATTTAAGTCGTGTCACGATTGGTTGGAATGATGCAAATAATGCAAATTGGACAAGTCAATTTACACAGATTCTAAATGCTGCCATAAGCAGCAGTCAGAAAGTTGGCAAACCATATGCTAGTAAAATAATCAATGGTATTCGTACTGAACAGTATAATATTGCTGTACCAAATACTATTCTTCCTGTGTTTGGTTTTAGCAGCATTGTTAATAGTGTATCTACAAATTTTGAATGTGTAAGTGCTAATATCTTAACAACTGATACTATTACTGAATATGATCCTGGTAATCGTGGACAATTTGGTATTGTTTATCAAAATGATAGTCGTGGAAATGCAAGTCCTAACACTGGTTTCTTCTTATTATTCAAACAAGGAATATTAAATTCTATTGATTTTACTATTACTGAAAAGGTAGCAAATCGTATATTTTCTATTAATACCGCAAATATTAATAATAACGATGTTTGGATGTATGAAATTACTAACGGCAATATTGGAACAGAATGGACTGCTGTACCAAGCACCGCTGGCAGTAATGCTATCTATAACAGTGTAGCTCGTGGGATTCGCACTCTATATAGCGTAAACACTCGTATAAATGATCAGATTGATCTTATATTTGGTGATGGTAGTTATAGTGATATTCCACTTGGCAATTATCGTTCTTATTACCGAGTGAGTAATGGTTTGACTTATCGCATTACACCAAGCGATATGACTAATATAAGCATTGCAATTCCTTATATCAGCAGCCATGGAACAACAGAAACAATTACAATAAGTTGTTCATTGCAATATACGGTAAGCAATAGTTCACGTCGTGATCTAACAAATGAAATTAAACAAAAAGCTCCACAGGCTTATTATACACAAAATCGTATGGTAAATGGCGAAGATTATAACGTATTTCCATACACCTATTATAGTGACATTGTTAAAGTAAAATCTGTAAATCGTTTTTCAAGTGGTGTAAGTCGTGGTTTAGATATTACTGATCCTACTGGAAAATACACATCTACTGATTTGTATGCAAAAGATGGTGTGTTTTATAAAAATCAACATACTAGCAGTTTTAATTTTACCTATAATAGTCGTAACGATATTATTAATGTAATAAATGACCAAGTAATGAAAGTTATGGGTGATTACCCAATGCGTCATTTTTATTATGAAAACTGGACACCGCTAAATTTTGTTGAATTAGCGCCTACCGTGTGGTCAAGAACCACAGATGATACAACTACTAGTACTGGATTCTTCTTACAAGATTATTCAACAGGTTATGATTTTTCATTAACTACAACTTATCCTATTAATTCTGTAGTGCTATACAATGGTACACTATATCAGGCAATTCAGAAAACTTATTATAATTTACCTACAAATACAACATATTGGAAAGTGTTCACTAATAATCCACAGGCGATTGCTAGCAGCACTACAACCTATAGAAAATATCT